AACAAATCATGGAACCCTTCAAACGGATACATCATTAAGTTGTACGACCTAAATAAATTAGTAGTTAAAGGGGAGCATTTATCTGTGTAGTATTGTTTATCATTAGCAAATTGTTTATCAACAATTTCTTTTAGTTTGTAGCAAGAATTTTTTATGGCGTATGTATCCAAAGACAACATGCGTGTTGCAATGTAGTTATTGGTTATTGACAATTCCATCAGAATGCCCTTGGCCCGTTGATCCAGCACACAGCCGAATAGCGTTTACCAGAAGTTACTGGAGTAACCTGATGTCGCACAAAAGAAGGGAACGCAAGGATTGACCCACGCTTCATTTCTATAGCTTCACCTTCTTCAAACTGAAATTCTCCACCCTCAAACTCCGATGGGTCGGAAAGCAATGCAATTACGCTTACCTTGCGCACTATGGGGCTAACAGCCAACGGAGCCCAATCTTCGTGCCAACCATAGAATCCATCTTTGTCATATGCAGTTAATTGCACTTGTTCTGGGCGACCAAGATGAAAACCCCAACCAGCGGCTTCGCAAGCATATAAACCGTGGTTATACAAAATGCCTTCTACCCAATGATTTACAGGAGCCCAGCAAACTTCCGAATTCCTAATATTTTTATTTACTATACCGCCATCAGCAGTGCCTACAACACCAGCTTTTTCTTCTAAAGAGGCGCGTTCTTTTAGCAGCAAATCACACAGCTCGGTAGATAGCGTTTCTTCCCAGCGCCAAAAATTGGTCATGGTAGTTATTTGCGCTGCGTCGTTTACCATAAATTAAGGCCAAGTCCGAGTTAATGGTTCGTGCGGGGGTGTTACACCGTCTGGAATAGAGGCAGGGTCGATAATGTCACCACTACCGTCTTCATTACGTAAAGCGTGAATGCAGTGAGCAATAGTGTCGTCCTCTAGCGCTGTTAATTCATGTACCACATCGGCTTTTATGTAAATATGTGCTGGCGCATCAAAGTCAGTGTCTTTGCCCAAGGCGTTTACACGCAATTTACCTTTAGTTAAAAGGGTCAAATGGTCATGGCAGTGAGCGTGTCCATATTCTTTATCGCCAGCTTTGCGAAACAACATTTGCTTTACAAACAGATTTTTTACGCATGAAATGTAGGGTACTACGTCTGACATTTTTATCCTATGAGAATTGTTTGTGGTGGGTCTATTGGGACAGGAGACCATTTTTTGTACTTAAAGTTCCAAATATATTGATTTCCATCTGTTGGATGTGGAATAGGTGGTATCCAAGAACACGTAGAAGCATCCCAAACAAAATAATCCGCCTGTTTTTTGTGGGCAAAACCTCCATGATCGCCGCACTCTGGATGGAATGTATCTCCAACTCTGGGGTACCTAAACCTAAAATTACTGTTGTATGAAGTTTGCTTCCAAGTAGCGGCTGGTAAAAAACTATTTAGATAAACAATACCAACCGCTTCGCTTTCTGGAAACGGTAAATTTTGGATGTCGTCATTACTAACAACAAGCACTTCTAAAACAACATTGTTCTCATCTAATTTTGCAAAATGCGCCATTGATTGCTCCATTAAACAGTAAACGTACCAGAACCGGTAAACGTGTTGTAGTAATACGTGGCGTCGTTTGTAACTGAACCACCAGATTTAGCGCCCGCAGAAAGTGGGTAGCGGATGATAACAATACCAGAACCGCCAGAACCAGCGCTTCTATACGTGCCACCGGCACCTCCGCCACCGCCACCGTATCCACCAGTGCCGGGAGTACCTGTACCACTGCCCCCGGGACCGCCGCCACCACCAGAACCACCCGGTGCACTACCGCCGCCGCCACCGGCACGGGTTGTTCCAGTTACACCATCAGACCCGCCAGCACCGCCTGCGCCGGTTCCGCCACCAGTCCAGTTTGCACCAGATGCGTTTTTACCTCCACCGCCGCCGCCACCGATTCCGCTTTTGCCAAATTGGCTAGTACCACCGGGGTTTCCTTGCCCCGGTGTACCTGTACCGCCATATCCACCACCACCAGAACCACCACTTCCAGTAGAAGTGTCGTACCCGTAATTACTTTGCCCGTGTCCGCCGCTAGTTGCAGTTAACCCATTGAATGATGAGGGCGAACCATCACCACCCGCGTCGTTATATCCACCGCCGCCACCGCCACCTACAGTAACTGGGTAACTTCCGGGTGGCAAATTTGCAGTTTGTCCACTAAGCATACCGCCAGCTCCACCGCCACCGCCGCCGCCGCCACCGCCGCCGCCGCCACCAGCAAGCACAACAAAAGTTACAGCTAAGGCATTGGCATTAGGTCCGGTGTTGTAAAAATTGCTCATGGCAATAGCACCAGACGGAAACGTATTTGGTCCAGTAGTAGATGTGTAGTACGTAGTACCGCGATATGCGTTGAGGTTGTTACCTCGACCAAACAAATTGTTTATGTCGTTGATACTAATAGTGCCAGAGCCGGGAAGATATGTTGCCATAGTTATGGTGTCCCATATGCAGTTATGTTAGCAAGAGTAACCAAGTTACCAGAAGAGTCCAAAGAAGCCACGTTCGTTCCGGCGTAGTTGAAATATAGTTTTGAGCCAGAAGGAGTTACGCTCCAGCCACCGGAATTGGTAATGTTTGTTGCGTTTGTTGCGTTTGTTACGGCAGTTGTGCTAATTGTAGAAACAACTTGAGCAGCGGTAGCCGCAGTAATAGCGCTTGTTCCGTTGCCATAAAGTACGCCAGTTGGGATAGATGCTGTACCTGTACCGCCACTAGCAATACCTATAGGAGAAGCCGCAGTCAGACTACCCACATGGTTAACCGCACCAATAACATCAGTGCCATTACACACCATCAAATACTTTGCGCCAACAGGAACTGACAAACCCGTTTGTCCACTAACTTTCACTACTACGGAACTAGAAGCATTGTTGTAAATGAAATACAACTTTTTGTTGGCTGGGACAATCAGATTAGCTCCGCCTGTACCAGTCAATTCAATAAACATGTTACGCGCTGTGGCAGACGCCCCATTTGACATGGTTAGTGTTACATCAGTGCCGGGCATGTTCTGGGTCACATAACCCGAAATGGCTTGCTCCAGCAAAGTGCCAATATTGAGGTTGTTGGTCGCGCCCCAGTTACCAGCTTGTTCGCCTGTACCTGTTAGCTCTAAAGCTAAATTGGTTGAGTATGTACTTGACATGTTATGCCTTTACTGTGAAGTTTCTATGTTTGTCCAAGTAACCGATTGTGTAGTCGATACTTTTATCCAACCAGCTTCAGCGTTATTGTCCGCCATATTGACGTTCTCCGTAATAGTTGCTGGGTGATTAGACGTGCTTGAGTTTGAATCCGCTGCTGTTATTGCCTCTGAGATAGAGTCAGTAAATACACGAATAATGGTTAGCGCAGTGTTTGGGCCAAAGTCCTCCGCAACACTAAAGAAGAACGCGCTGTAAATGTTTTGCGCTGTCTCTACAGTCAAGTCTTCGGACCGTGTTACAGCAAACTGAGCAGCTATTGTTGGGCCGTCAGCCTGAGTTACGCCATCGCTAAATGTTTGTAAGAACGCGGATGCTTGAGTGCTTGAGTCTCCTAGCGTAGTGCCCTCATTGATACCCGTAGAGTAACTAATACCCGCATCATTAGGGGTATCCGCTATCGTGATGTTTTGTGTTGTTGTCTGCAAAAACGCTGACAACTGGGTGCTGGAATCCGCAGCACCAATATTTTCCGCTAAAGAAAACGAATAGCTATTTCCCGCCTGTGAAGCAAATGGGGTTGCAGCAAAAGCGGGTATTCCGAACACGGTTACCCTTTCAGCTTGGCTTCAAGCTCAATGATGCGGTCTTCTAAAGCCTTAACAGATTCAAGTAACAACGGCACCAAACGCTCATAACGAACAGTCAAATAATTCTCATCAATAGGAGCTGGGGCCACGGCTTCGGGTTGTACGGCTTGTACAGACTGGGCGCTAACACCAACTTCAATAACACTAGCGTCGTAGCCTAACTCAACCGCAGTCTCGTTGGCGTGATAAATCATGGTCTCTATTTGACGGACTTTACCTAGCGGATCAACAATGCTGCCAATCTTGGTTTTTAAGCGGGCGTCAGAATAGTAAGCAGTGATGTTGTTAGTTGCACGAATCTCACCAGCAGTACCAGAGCCAGCCGTACCTACACCAACGGAGTTGAACTGGACGTTAGATGATGTGGCAACAGCTTGACCAATAGAAAATGTAACTGCGCCGGTAGAGCCAGATACAGAAACGCCAGTACCCGCAGCAGCCGAAGTCACGCCTGTGTTGTTAACAGTGATTGCGCCAGCGCCGTTAGTTATAGAGATACCTGTACTACTACCAAGTGTAGCTTTGGCTAAAGTATTACCAGTTGAGTTTCCAATTAAAAGCTGACCATCGGTGTATGAAGTTTGACCCGTACCGCCAGCCGCCACAGGCAGAGTACCCGCCGCTAGAGCAGAAGACGAGGTGGAGTAAAGGGCGTTGTTAGCCGCAGTAAAGGTTGTTAAGCCTGTACCACCGTAGCCAGAAGCGATTGTTGTACCGTTCCAAACTGCACTGGAAATAGCAGCGTTATTAAAAGTTGCGGTAGTGTTATTAAAATCGTACGTACCGGGCAGGAAAGAATAGATACCAAATGTGCCCGCAGAAGTTCCAATGTTTGTTGCGCCCAACTGGACAGCACCACCAGAAGGAATAGTGTCAATTGTTGCGCTGGCATTGTTCGTGATTGTTAAAAGACCAGACGAATTATTTACAAACAGAAAACTTTGTCCAAGCTGCAATGTTGTAGCGTTGGGCATCTGGAATGTATGTGTAGTAGACCCTACTAATACTTGATTTCTTGTTGAAGCTACAGTTAAAACTGTTGTGCCAGCCGAAGCTGTTGTTGCAGTAAAGCCCGCTACATAGTTATTAAAACTGATGTTCTGACTAGCATCACGTAATACAACCGAACTTGCGCCAGACGATGCGGTTACACCCGTGCCACCATATGCGACAGGAATAGTAGAACCATTCCAAGTACCAGAAGCAATTGTTCCTAGCGCACTGACATTACCAGATGCGTCTAAGTTGACAGACCTACCGGATGGGTAGGTAACAAATACGTTTACTGTGCCAGAAAACGTGACCGCTGACCCAGAGTTACTAGAAGCATAGACGGTTGTACGCGTGAGAGTCGGCCCCGTAGTTGAATACGTGCCTAGTCCTGATTCCCAGTTACCAACAGCGTCGGTAGCGCCATAAAACGTCGTATTGGTGTTGCCAATAGCCGTAAATGCCTGATACCCCGCTACGGTGCCAGATAGGGTAAAGCTAACTGTGGTGTTAGCCGTACCCGTTTGTTGAACGCGGTCTGCGAGAACGAGAGCCATTTAAGACTCCTTTTAAGAAGTTGCAGTAG